ATACGAATATTTGAAGCTTATCAAAGAGCCTTTCAACTTGCCCTTTTGAGTTTTTTATAAGTATAATCTCTCCAACGTAGTCTGTCATTAAGTCAACATCTTCTTCTCGCACTGATACACCGAGTCCGTTATCATCTGCTAAGATATCCATTATTGACTTGGATGGAGCTTCCCGATATTTGTAAAAATAATTGAAAGCGAATTCTACTGTTTTCTGTCTAACTTCCCCTGCGAATAAACTCGCATCAACTCCCTTCCGGATGCATTTGTTCAAGAAATCTGAATCAAAGAGTAATTGAGATATTATTTGGTCTTGCTCCTGTTGTTCGAAATTAAGCTGATCGAAATTCGAAGCTTCGTTCATAGTCATTAAGCCCTTTATATCTTCATTTTGATGGTGGTAGCGTCTTGTAACTTTCTAAAAGTTCATCTCTGAATTCATTTCCGCCAGTTCTAACTAACTCTTGGGCTTTTTCAATTTCTTCTCTATTCATCCAATAAGAACCAAAAGTGGCTTCTTCATTATTGACAAAGGTAATGAATTGAGAAGTATTTATCATCCCTGCTGCTATTTGATTTATGGTTGGTGCTCTATTGTATCTGGCATAATAGGAAAAGATAACTTTGTAGTAATCTTGGAGAAGGCGAAACATGGAATTTGATGCTCCAGCCTTAAGCTTTTCAGAAGACAGAAAGCCTACCACATCTCGGAAGATCTTTGCATACTTAAGATCTTTCTTTTTCTGTCCATGTTTCTCTAATTGTTTAATGTGATATGAGGGCATAGGAAGTCTACCAAATCGCTTTAAATACATATCACAATAAACTTTGATCGCAAGCTGAAAATAATCAAGTGCTTCCCGTTCCAAAGTCTCGTTTTCTATTTCTGAAGTGATTACTCTTTTCATATTAAACTCCAAAGATTTATTGCTGTTAGGATAATGGTTTATTATACCCTAAATCTCCGGCGAAGATATTTACAAATAGAACTTTGTAGTTGTTTCTTTTCCAATATCACTTTCAAAGTATTTTCTCCTTTCTGTTCGAGAGTGTTTTACCCTACGCGCGCGCGTTATTTAATATTAATAATATATTTATTAAATACTTTCTTTAATAATTTATTCATAAATAATACTTCGTATTATTTATATATAAATATATTAAAGAGCAACCCATGGGGTTGCCTTTTTTAGTTTTCTTTTTTGAAAGTTCAAAGGATTTCTATGCATTAGAGTTGTCACTTGTAGTTTTAGATTCGGAATTGCGATTTGTTTCGCTATTTCCGTCAGAAAAATAATCTTCAACATATACATCATCAAAGTGACTTTCCATAAGCAGCGCTATTATCATGTTGTAGTTGATCCGGTAATGCGGCATAGCCGGAATGCCTTTGCGTTCAGTTTTGATTACTTCATCTGTCCGAAGATTGTTTATGATTCTGATTACTGGTATTCGATTTAATCCAGTAACAGAGGAAATGTCTTTATAGTAAGTGACAAATTCATCTCCTTTGTTTTGAGTTAGTTTCTGTTCAGTGTGAAGAAGGTAAACAAGGACCGATGCAACTTTGATGTCTTTCCCGAATGCTCTTACAAATGCAGGTGGGATGAATAGCCCTCCAGAAGATTCTCGAACTCGATTTATTAAATCATCGAAATACTTCATTGCAACTTCTTTGCTTCTCATTCGAGAACTTTTGAATAGTTCAATGTCTTTCTTTTTTTCTTTCTCGGAGGATGCCTGATCAGTAGCTTGCGGGTTGTTTTGAGTTTTCTTTTTTGCCATTTACTGCCCTCCTCTTGTTGGGTTTCTCTTCAGTTTCTGTTATATCGAATAGAAGATATCTTAAACGAAGTATTTCTGAAAGTAAAGGATTTTTATTCATCATAAAATCATACGCTTACGCTCGAAGAAAATTTTCTTTACTAACGCTAAATTATATAATATAATTCAAATCCAAAGAAATTTATTTTCATTCGTTGGGAGAGTATGATGGTATTATCAAGAGTTCCCCCTTCAACAGCGCCAGAGGTAACAGTTACCTTGCGTGAAAGAAGGTTTATCGATCGAGTAGCTGACTATCCAGAAGATCAATGGACTGATGAATTACTTCTGGAAGCAGCTCGATCAGTCGGGTTTACTTCTACAGCAGGACGAATCGCAATTCAAGAACCCAATCTCATAATGGCTGCTCAAAGGAGAAGAAAAGGCCAGCCGATTGTTTTAAAGAGCGCAAAGAATTCTGGATCAACAACAAGAGGCAATGGAATGTATCGTCCAGCGGATCCAGATTTCAACCGGCCACCAGATGAACCTCTTTGGAGTGATCAGATGGAACGCTTCTGTCATGAGGTAGTAAGTGACATAGAGGGAAATGTTTGCAAGGCTGCATTAAGGGCAGGTTATTCCAATTATGAGTATGGATGGAAGTTAATACAAAAGCCAAAGATCAAAGCCCGCATTGCCTATCTCAAGGAAGATCGAGCCAAGCGCTTCAAGGCAGATGCTGATGATGTAATTAGAAAGCTCGTTATACTCTCCAACGTCAACATAATTGATTTTGTCAAAAGCATATCCAATTCTGGAACAATTAATTTTGAGAATTCTGACGACATCTCCCGCGATAAGTTGTATGGTCTAAGAAAAATAAACAAAACTGTAACAACCATAGCTGGCCGTGGAGGAGAGGAAAGAACTATTGAGAAGTTAAATTTGGAGACTGCTGACCCATTGAAAGCCTTAAAGCTTCTTATGGACCATTTGGGCCTTGCCAATACACAAGGTCGTGTAACTGATCCAGAGGAGTATGTAAGAGAACTGCGGCAGTTCGCAGAGGCAGTTAGTGATGGTGTACCAGGAGGAGAAATATGATCAATGGGCAAGATGTAGAAAAATTCATAAAGGAAAATTCCTTTCCGTGTGTTGTTTGCGGGGAGAAGCCAGAGTGGAAAGATGATCTGTGCAAAGATTGTTATGAAGAGAATACAAAAGAGCAAACCGTCATTGACGATCTAATAGCAAAGGGCCACACAGAACATTGTGCGAAGAGAATCACTTGGGGAGATGGAGAGTGTGAATGTAGTTTCTCTAAATCAGGAGAATAATATGTTTGAGACATACTATGAAGCTTATGATATTGATATTCCTGTTTGGGATTATTTTGGATATCATTTTTGGAAAACATATTTCTTGATTGTTCACCGGCCAGTGAGAAAGATAGCAGTAAAAGCCTACATAATAGTCTCAAAAGTATTCTATCGCAGAACACCATTTTCAAAATCAGGTTGGTTGGGCAGGAAAGCCAAAGAGAGGAAGTAAGGGAAGCCTTGGAACAGAATACTAATACATTAACCAAGCCTAACCGATGGACGAAGTTAAAGGACCATTCTGTACAGATAAGTGCCTTTAGATCTCGTCACCGGTTTAATGTTGTTCCTGCTGGAAGAAGGTCTGGTAAGACAGAGATCATAGGAAAGCGTAAGATGGTGCTGCGCTTTATGCTTTGTCATGATCCTAAGTATCCTCAGTATTATTCAAAGTTTCCTGACCCAAAATACTTTATCGGCGCACCAACTCGTGATCAAGTGAAGCGTATTTATTGGGATGATTTGAAACGATTAATTCCACAATCTTTCATGTCCAGACCTCCTAATGAGTCGCAGCTCGTGCTGTATGGGCGCAACGGCGCAGAGTTGTGGTGTCTCGGGCTTGATAAGCCGGAAAGAGCTGAAGGATCACCATGGGATTATGGTTTGATCGATGAGATCGGCAATACAAAGCCTGAAACATGGCCGAATCATATCCGCCCTGCTCTCTCTGACCGACTGGGCGGATGCGACTTTATAGGAGTGCCAGAAGGCAGAAATCACTATTGGGAATTGGCTGAGCGCGCACGTGAGCAGTACAATGAACTTGGAGACAACAGTGATTGGGCGTTGTGGCATTGGATCAGCGCAGATATCCTTCCACCAGAAGAGATCGCAGCAGCGCGCGCAGATCTTGATGAACTTGTGTACAAGCAGGAGTATGAGGCCAGCTTTGTCAACTTTTCTGGATTGGCGTACTACAACTTTCAGAGAGAGACACATGTGGGCCGATATCGTCAGTATTATAATCCAAAGAGCCCATTGGTGCTTTGTTTTGACTTCAATACAGCACCAGGCGTCTGTTCAGTGATTCAGGAATTCAATGATCAACTATTTGACGTGCCACCAGGTACAACTGTTTCTGTAGCAATTGGGGAAATACATATCCCGAGACTTTCCAATACACAAAGAATTTGTAAGAAGATAAAAGAGGAATGGAGTAATCATGATGGATATGTCTTGTGTTATGGTGATGCTACCGGAGGAGCAAAGAAGACAAGTTCTGTCCAAGGCTCTGATTGGGATCTTATCAAACAGGAGCTGTACCCTGCTTTTGGAGAACGTCTGGCTTTCAACGTACCTAAAGAAAATCCAAGAGAAAGGGCCAGAATCAATGCAGTCAACTCTCGCCTTCTCACCTATGCGGGGGATGTACGGTTTCTCGTGGATGGAGGATGCAAGAAAACCATTCAAGACTTTGAAGGAGTACGGATTATAGAGGGAAGCGCAGGAGAGATTGACAAGGATACAGATTCCACCCTTTCCCATATTACTGACGCCATTGGATACTATGTAGCCAAAGAGTTCCCGATTCAGAAATACTACACTGCGCAGGATATTGCGCTTATGCGGGATGTGCTGAATCGCAAGGCTGCTTTGGAGAAGGAGAAGATAGACCGACAAAAGAGAGCGAGGGCAGCATGAATAAAAGCAATATTCTACAGGTGATTGGAGGACTGGCTGCAATAACAGCTGTTGTTGTTAGCGCTTATATCTCCTTGCCCACAAAAGGGGATTTTGCGAGTGCCATGGAATATACAAAGAAAGTGGAACTTCGACTGAGCCAGAAGATAAACAATGATGCTATTCGGGATCTTAATCTGGAAATGTGGGATCTTCTCAAAAAGCACAAGGCAGAGGGGAAACCAGATAAATGGGAGGATGAAGAAGATCAAAAACAATATCGAAATATGGAGTTGGAGCTTAACCGGCTAATCGAAGAAAGACAGATCTTAAAACAACAAATTATTGGAGAGTAAAATGGACAGAAGAGATTTCATCAGCAAAGTATCAAAGTCATCTCTCGCCATAGCCACAGGTCTTGGGATACTTCCGAAGAGCATTTTGGCTGAGATCGTTAGACAAAGGCAAAGAGCTGACCAAGAATATCTTCTGGCTGAAGCCGGTAAAAGAGGAGACAAAGCTGGAGTCGAATTAAGGGAGATTTGGAGTGATGCTTGTGATCTGAGTACTTTGGATCCAAAAGTATTAGGCAACCATTTAATAAGTTCAGACAGCCAAACTATCATTGGAAGGATAACCGATTAATGGCAGATATAATCCTCACATCTTAGATTCAGAGGTCTAATGATGATCTGTAGAATGATACCAGGAATAAACGATATTCATTGCGCCATAGGAGATGGACGCAAGAAATTTGTCATAACAGGCTGCGGCAGAAGTGGTACGCTTTATGTGAGAAAACTATTTTTGAAACTTGGCGTAGATCTCGGCCATGAAGGTTTCCGTAAGGATGGCATTGTTTCATGGTACATAGCAGAGCCAACAAGAGCGGAGTTTGTAAGAAGTTATTTTAACCGGAATTTTCCTGATACAGTATACATCCATTTGATTCGAGATCCTTTGAAGGTTATTCAATCAATGTACAAGCTAACATTCCTGCCCAATAGAGCAGGACTGGATTTCTTCAATAGGGCTTATCCGCAGTATGATTGGATGGCTGGAACTTTGTCTCACGTTATGATGTGGTATGTTATTTGGAACCAGAATTGCGAGATTGAGTACCCAACAGCAGAGAGATGGCGGATAGAAGATCTTTCTTCTGAAGAAGCCTTGCCACACATTTGCCATCTGGCAAATGTGGAATTTACTTCAGAAATTGTACACAAAATAAAGAACCTGTCCAAAAGGACACACACACTTGGCGCAACAGCCTTGGCGAATTTGGAGAGGAAGAAAGTCAAGGATTTGACTTTTGAGGATCTTCACAAAGAGGCGCCCAACTTAGCTCAGAGGATTAAAGTTTTTGCTCATAAGTATGGATACGAGATTTAGCAAGACGACAAACAATACTTGTCTATGAAAAGGAGAAAAGAGAGTATGACAGTAATAGCTTATCGAAACGGAATACTTGCTTGCGACCGTTGCGTCAGCTGCGGCAGTGCAGAAAATCAAGTAAATAAAATGTATTTAAAAGAAGTCGGAGAGAAGCAAGTCATTATCGTTATCGAAGCTTCCCTAACCAAATCATTTGGAATGATGAATTGGTATTTGGATGGTGCAGAGCCTCCACAATTCAATTGTTTTAAATATTCCGGGAAAAGCGATAAGGATAAAGGAGGACTTGTTATTTGGGATGGAGAAAATTTGATTGAATATGAAAATTCTCCTGTGCCTATTGTCTGGACTGGCGCAGATTACTTTGCTTTTGCCTGGGGAATGGAAGCAGCTCTTGGTGCTATGTTTATGGGCGGTTCTGCTATTGATGCAGTAAGAGCTGCGAATAGGCATTGTTCAGAATGCGGGTCTGGAGTAAACTTTGTAGATGTAAGAACAACTCCATATGTAATCAGAAAAACAGAATAGGGAGGAAATCAATGTCAGCAATATTAGAGGGTCCAAAGACCGAAAAAGAATGGCAAGCACAGGACGATGCCTATACATTGGCTCGTGCAGAAGAAATCAAGGCAGATGAGAATCGGCTCAGTGCAGCAAAGGAGCAAGCTGGTAAAATGCTTGCTAAGGAGCAGGAAGAGCTGGCTGCTTTGAGGAAGGTAGCCGGGAAGGGAAGAAGTACTGGGAAAAGCGGAAATACAGTTGAGAATCAACCTAAATCTCAGTCCCAACAGACCTCTTCTTTCGGTTCTTTTCATAAAATTATCTAAAAGGGGGATTCCACAATGGCCACTAAGAAACCAGCGGCAACAGAGACGTTCGAAGATCGATTGCTGAATAAAAGGCTTAAGGTCAAAGATCTTATTGCCACAAATGATACTTACAAGGACATGATCAACGAGTGGACATTGCTTCTCGCTGTATATGAAGGTATCAGAGAGATTATTCGCAAGGGCTACATCGAACGACACGAGCGAGAATACAAAGAAACCTACATCCGGCGAATCAAGGAATTGTATGGATTAGGCTACACAGAGTCCATTGTGAATATCTTTCACTTTTATCTCTTCAAGAAATCCCCACAGCACACTCTTGGTGCCCTTGGGAAAGACAAGATCTGGGAGATGTTTGCAAAGGATGCTGATTTAAGCCAGAACCCGTTTGAAACAGTTGTGATGGAATTCTCTTTGTACGCTTCTGTGTTTGGATGCGTTGGTATTTTGGTGGATAAAGCGGATACAAATTCTTTTAAAATCTCTAAAGGGAAGAAGACTCTTACCAAGCAGGATGAACTTGATAACGAGATCTATCCATACATTGCGAAGTACTTTCCGACAAACATCTTAGATTGGTCTCATAAGAGGGATGAATTTAATCGGCCATATCTCGCTATGGTAAAATTGCTTGATGATGATGGTACATACAGGATCTGGACGCCTGAGTTTTGGCAGAAATGGGAATTCCCGAAAGACAAAGATGGCAAGCCAGATCAATCTAATTATGAGAAGGATGCTGTGCTACTCGGAGATGGTAAAAACACTTTGGGTTTTATTCCTTTCTTCTGGCACTATAACAAAAAGAGTCGCAAGCCTGGTGTAGGCATATCCGATGTGCATGAGACCGCCAGAATCGATCTTTCTATTATTAGAAACTTATCACAAATTGAAGAAATTATTTACTTTGCTGCTTTCCCGATGATGCGGAAGCCAATAAGATCTGTTAAGCCTACAGATCAGATAAGCCAGCAGGATGATGAGACTGGGCCAAGTGTAGTTTTAGAATTCGATCCAGATAAGCCCGAATCCAAGCCGGATTGGTTAGAAACTCCTGTAGCAGAATCCATCGCAGCAATCATTGATCATATCAAGATCAAAATTGGTGAAGCTTATCGAGCTACAAACACAGGTGGTCTAACAGCCACTGATACTTCTTCCAAGGAAGCAAGAAGTGGTGTTGCGTTGAAGACTGAATTCCAATTGCTCAATTCGCAGCTTGTTTCGAAAGGGATCAATCTGGAGAAGTCAGAAAGGCGGATTGTAGAATATTGGTTGAAATGGCAGCTTCAGTTTGATCAGCTTTGGGAAGAAGTTGATATGGCAAGGGATAGAACCTATGATGTAGAAGATCTTGCGACAGATCTTGAGAATATCCTTACATCAAAGAAAGTAGTTATGTCAGAAACATTTAATAAGTTGCTTCAGAAGAGAACCGCTCGGAAGATGCTGCCTGGCGCGGCTGAAGATGATTTGGAATTAATTGATAAGGAGATCGAGGAATACAAAGAGCCTGAACCACCAAAGTTCTCAGATGAAAGTGATGTGCCTCCAGTTCCAGGGAAAAATCCGGATATCCAGATTGATCCAGAGAAACAACCAGGCAAGCAGAATCAGCAATCTTCAAATTCGCAGGAAGGGGAATAACCATGCCAGAGGCATTTAACCGATGTCGATTGAGAGGCGGGAAGATAAGGACAGTGACCCTTCCAGGTAATCGATATCGACACATTTGTATTCTCAATGGTAAGAGCTATCCTGGTGAGATAAAAACAAGGAAAACAAAGCCAAAGAAAAAGAAGTGATGTTATGGCTATTGACGAGAATGATGTCCGTAAAGTTGTAGAGCGCAACGACAAATATCTTCTGAAGCTCCAAAAGGATCACGTGAAGATGGTAGAAGGAAGCGTGCGCAAACTTCAAAGCAAGATCCTCAATCAGCTCACAAATCTCCGCACCAATACTTCTGGTAAAGTTGAGGGCATTAGGCTCAATTTAAAGAACCTTCAGAAGATCCACAAGCGTGTTGAGATTATATTTGATGATGATTTTTCTACAGCTATCAAGAAACAAATTGCTGATTTCTCAAAGATAACCGGTCTGATACAAAGGAGTTATAGAGATCTTAATGAAGCAGTTAAGTTTACTGACATCGATCGAGAGGCTACAGAGGTTCTGAAGACAGGAGTTTGGAGAGACTTTACTGCTTTAGGAGATACAAAGAAAGAGAAAGTAATTCAATCGATGTACGATATGGTTATTGCAGGTGGAGATTTCTCTGATCTTGTGGCAGCGATAGAATCAAACATTATGGGAGGGATAACTGGCACAGGAGCAGGAAGAAGTCTTTTGTCTTATTCTACTACTTACGCAAATGATGCTGTAATGAACTTCCACAATCAAGTAAATTTGACCAAGGCAGAAGATGCTGGCTTCACTGATTTCCTCTATGTTGGTGATATTATCGAAACAACGCGAGATTTCTGTGCAGCGCGCGCAGGGAAAGTTTATAGCAAGAAGGAAATTGATTCTTGGACTTTTTCTTGGAAAGGCAAAAGTGGTCCTGCCTTTACGCACAGAGGCGGATACAATTGCCGCCACCACTGGCAGGCTGTAAGAAAGGAATGGCTTGGCGGAAAGGATAAAATAGAAATACAAAATTGGAATTTAGAAAAAAGAGAAGGAGGATGATAAATGGCTGGCAGAGAAATACAAATAAATCAGAAGGGACTTCTTCCAATACTTCAACCGCTTCCTATCCCTACAAAAGATAAGAGTTGGTTTGTTGCAGCATGGATATGGCTGACTGCCAGGAGAAGTTGGATGTTGATGGAAGATTATATATGGATTGGGAACGGGTTTGGATTCTATATTCCGAAGGGATTCATATATGACGGAGCATCGGTGCCAAGAGTTCTATGGTGGCTATTGTCTCCGATGGGTTTATTGCTTATCCCGGCATTGTTTCATGACTTTGGATATGCACATGGATTTTACTTCAAGATATCTCGAATGGCAAAAGAAGATCGATTTTATATAATTCGCGTTGATATCTCTCGTAAGGAAGCGGATGGCATGTTTCGGAAGATATCCATTATTGTTAACGGGATCTCTGGACCAGCAGACATTGCTTGGGCTGGTGTCAGAATAGGTGGATGGAAAGCCTGGAATGATCACATAAAAGAAAGAGAGAAGTTGGCTGAAGAGATTATTGGCGAATTGGAACAAGAAGAAGCAAATAAATAAATTCTGTAAGCGGAGAAGGTATGACAACAGCAGTAATTGGTAATCCAACAGGTTTTGGTAAGGGAGAAAATTTTACAATACCAGTAACTATTTCAGGGGGAGAGAATGGCGGTGCTCTATCAGCAAAAGCATTTAGCAAGGCCAATGCTTTTGGGATGAAATTGGACGAAGTTGAAGTAATAAAGGGAACATCTGAAAATGAGCTTACTGTAAGATCAGGAAGAGGGACAGTAGTGTTTAGAATATCAGCTTTGGACTCAACTAAAAATAGAATATATGGAGGTCATATAACAGTTGGAGTATTTCCTAAGATGGATTCAGTTTGGACTGTTGAGACAGACGGTTTTGATGTAGCGGATGAAATTACAGTTTATTTTAAATTTACAAATAACAATGCTTGATTTATAGAGGACTTTATGAAAAGATGGTTGGCTGCACTTTTTGCAGTATTAATTTTGATACCTGTAGAGGCTGTTAATAGCACTCCGCCTTCACCATGGATACCGTGTTCTGATGGGGATGGTTATTGTCTTGATTCTAATTATGATGGAGAGACAGATTTCAGAGCTTCTGCCAGTTCTGTTCTTTCAATAGGATCTCCATCTGCTAAAGGAAGTAATACAGAAACAGCAATCGAAGCCCGATCTTTTTTAAATAGCGCTTCAGAAACCGTTGTGGGTTTTCTGTGTTCTTATTTAGTCGTTGATAACACAGATGGTTCAGAAGACACAGCGATATTATTTTATAGATACGAATCCGGGAAACAATGTGTAGCCAAATATTTTGGTCCAGCGTTATCTGCTGCTCCTGAATGGTCTCCTTGTGTTGGGTGCATTGCTGTTGCTGATAGAGCTAATTATGATCCAGCACTTAAGGGCAGTGGAGGCGCATACGTTATTTGGTATGACTCTGATTCTTGGGAGGCGATTGATGATCAAGCTAATTAATTCAATTGCTGCTTTAATATTAACATTTCTTCTTACGTCTGTTCCTGCTTTAGCAGCTACCATCTATGCAAGGGCCATAGATGGCACTGTATATTACGATGATTCGGTAAATGGCTGCGACAAGGTTACAGCAGATACTCCTGCTGACTTAGAGAGTGCATTGTCTGCTGCTGGTCCTGGTGGAATACTTTATGTTTGCGAGGGAACTTATAGTGGATTGATGATTGATGCTGCAGATGGCCTCGATTCTACTGCTGAAGGCCAAGCAGTAATAGGCATCGGGGAAGTAGTTATTGACATCGACGGAGTTCTTGATCAGGCAATTAAAGTAACTCATAACAATTTTATTATGGACAATATAAGTATAACAGGCACAGAGTTGCTTGGCCGATATTGTTTATATGTAGAGAATGCTTATGGAGAGTTTTCGAATATAAAAATACCAAAAACTGAATTACAAGGAAGTGGATTATTTTTGGATAGGTCTTCTTCTATTTTCCGAAATTGCAAATTTACTGATGTTGGAGGGTATCACACATTGCAATCTTCTTCTACAAATAGTAATTCTCCAACATTTGATAATTGTGTTTTTGACGGATTTCAGATTGTGTATATCCGTGGCGGAGACATAACAGGAAATAATCCGGTAATAATTAAAAATTGTATTATCTGTGGCTCCGCAAGCACTTGCCTTAGTATTCGGGATAACGCTGTTGACCTACTTATTATTAATTCAATAATAAGCGGGAATGTTTCTGATTGGAAAGGCGAGCATGTTATTTCAAATACAGGCGGAGGAGCAGTAATAGTAAAGAAATCCCTTTTGAATACACATCCTGTTTCTTCTGCTGATTATAATTTCAACAATATTATACAACAAAATAACATTTCAGGTCCAGCAGGGTTTGAGTCATATAGATATCCTATATATGTAATGGTTGATGTAGATGACTATGCAAGTCTTGATTATTTCGAACAGCTTGCTAATTTGGCAGTAGGATACGGATGGAAGCCAGGGTTGGCTCTTTCGAATACTCTTGATGTAACACCAGAAGATTGGATCAAATTGGCTGATTATGTAGATAAAGGATATGATATATCCTGCCATTCAAGATATCATTCTGATTTGTCCGATAGAAATGCTTTTACTATCACATATGATGGGGACACAGCTACTGTGACGATTGTTACAGATTATGGATCAAGAACAGGAACATTTTCAACAAAAGTATCTGGCGGTAGCGGAAATAATATTTCTCCTGTTGATTTGACAGCAGATAATAGGAACACTCTTTCGGAGCTTTGCTGGTATATAAATAGTTTGGATGGATATACTTGTTCAACAGATTATATTACTTCGCATAATGATAGAGTTTTGACAATTCTTCTTGATAGCGTTTCTGATGTAGATATTACTGGCAGTGGAGGAAGTTTTAATATTAATAAAGCCAATTATTTTAACGAGGAGATTGTTCTTGCAAAACAAGACATCGAAACAAACATACCTGGCTATAGCTGTAATATGTTTACTTTCCCCTATGCTTTGTACGATGACGATTCAAGATCAGCAGTAAAGAATGCAGGATTTTTAGGAGCCAGGACTGGTTCTGGATATAAAGGTGCTTGGCAAATAGATTTTGACGAAACAGATGTTTTTAATCTCGCAACAAGATTTGTTGATTTACTTTTATCTGATTCTGATAATGAATCTGCAATATTTACTCTACTTGATGATATCGGTATTTCTGGAAGATCTTGTTCTGTTTACGTCCATAACTCTGACGAATACGCAATTGCTGAATGGAAATTCTTTTTTGATATACTTCAAAAGATGGGAGGGTCTGTTATAAGTACTGCAGATCTTGTGAAGCAGTTTAGACATCAAAAAACAACAGTATTTCCAGAAGGAACTATGATATCTGACGAGGATGGATCAAGCATTTATCAATACTCTTGGCCAGAAGCTAATTATGCTTTAGCTGCTGACTCTATTTGTATAGGTGCAGGCTCAAGAGCTGATGCTATAAATTATGTAGGATCTAAAACTGACTATTTTGGAAATAATTATTTTTACTATCCCTATGACGCTCTTAGCATTGGCATTCAGCAAAGTATCCCGAGTTCTGTGTTGGAACAATCTTATAGATCATTCGGCGCAACTATATATCCATAAGGGGATTTTATTATGACAATTTTTGTTCAAGATACTTTTTCAGGAGAGGTTTCAGATGTTGCGTTAACTGATCACGTTGGAGAGGTAGGTGCTTCTTGGACAGAACATCCTGTTGATGGTAATACTCCAACGGTTGATTTTACAAATGAAAACCTTTATCAGGCTTCTTCTCCGGGACTATATACTGTTTACGCTTCTGGGGCTCCTTCTGATGCTGATTATGATGTGTCCTTAGATGTTGATCCATTAATAGCGCCGGCAGGCAGAATGGATACAACAAATAAGACGTTTTATTACGGAAGACTGAATAATTTTGATACTTACCAACTTTATAAAGTTATAAATGGCTCAATAACTCTTCTTGATTCGAATGCTGATTCTGGCGCAACAGCCTCTTCCCCGCATACTTTAAAACTTGAAATGCGGGGTACTGCGATTAAACTTTATGCTGATGGGGTAGAACAGTGTTCTGCAATTGATAGTGATATTTCCTCGGCAGGTAAGGCTGGAATATATTTTCTTAATGCTCCAACAGCAGCAAGAGCGGATAATTTTCTTGCTGAAGACACTTCTGGTGCAACAACGACAACAACGACAACAACGACAACAACGACAACAACAACCAGTTCAACAACGACAACCACTAACACTCAAAGTACCACATCATCAACAACAACAACCAGTACTACAACTAACACCCAAAGTACTACTTCTTCTACAACATCAACCACTAACACTCAAAGCACTACCAGCTCG